GGCGAACGGCGCGCGCTGTGTCTTTTTCAGCGGCGAAGAGCCCGACACCCTGCGTGGCCCGCAGTGCGAGCTTTGTCTGATCGATGAGATTGCGCGCATGCGCTATCAGCAGGAAGTCTTCGATATGGCGTTCATGGGCATGCGTCTCGGCGAGAAACCGCGCATGTTCCTTGCAACGACTCCGCGCCCGACGCCGTTCATGAAAAAGCTCGTGCAGCGCGAAGGTGTGAGCATCACGACTGGCACGACCTATGACAACGCGAAGCATCTATCGCCGGCGTTCCTGCGCAAGGTGCGCGAGCTTTACGAAGGCACGCGGCTCGGCCGGCAGGAATTGATGGGCGGCCTGATCCTCGATCCGATTTCGGCGCTGTTCAAGGATGAATGGTTGCGGCACGACGAATTCGGCGATGACATCATCGAGCAGTCGACCGTCGGCGTCGATCCATCCGGTGGCAGCGATGATGTCGGCATTGTCGTCTCGGCGCTGCTAAACGATGGGCGCCTCGCGGTGCTCGCCGATCGCACGCTTTCAGCTTCACCGGCGAAGTGGGGCGACGCGGTTGTGCGAGCACACGACGAATTCAACTGTGATGACGTTGTCGTCGAGGTCAATTTCGGTGGGCAGATGGCCAGCGATGTGGTCAAAGAGGCGGCACGCCGCGCCGCTGCGGTCGGTGAGCGCGAAGACGACTTGATCCGCGTGCGCGAAGTCTCGGCGTCGCGCGGTAAAGTGATGCGGGCCGAGCCCGTGTCGCTATTATACGAGAAAGGCCGAGTCGTGCATCGCCGGGGGCTCGATCAGTTGGAAGGCGAGATGATGTCGTTTTCTCGCGAATGGGATCGCGCAGTAGATGGATCACCGAACCGACTTGATGCTATGGTGTGGGGGATCACGCGCCTCGCCCGCGTTGTGACCGATCTTCCGATCGCATAGGTGCAGCATGATCTCTTTCGCATGTCACTACCTTTGTCAGACGCAACCAGCGGGGCAACTGATTGACCCGTGGCCGCCGATTCAGCAGCAGAGCGCATCGGCGCAGACAACCAGGAGGTAAGCCATGGCATGCGGTGGCTGTATGCAAGCGCGCGCGAACTTCATGAGCGCTGCGCGAGTTGGCAATGTGCGCGGGATGGCGTCGGCTGTGCGGCAAGGCGTGCACGTCAACATTGACAAAGCGCGGCAGATTTATCGCGGCTCGCAACCCGTGGTGAAGGCGACGCCGTATAGGCGTCCGCCCGAGCGAACGACATGAGTTGGTGGCAGTTCTTCACGAAGCAAGCCCCAGCCCCGCCGCCCGAGCGGCCGGCAGAGGTCGCGTTCGGCGAGAGCGTCAATCTTGAGCGGCTGAATGTCGATCTCGTGCGCGAGTATGGGCGCTCGATCTATCTCTGGCGTTGCGTTGATATCATTGGTTCGATGGCGGCTTCGGTGCCGCTCGAAGTCTATAAGGAAGACGACACAGAATTAACGGCTGCCGAAGAGGCGGTCGACGAGTTGCTAGAGCGACCGAACCCGCAATGGACCGGACACGCGCTGCAATACTTCGTCGCCGCTTCGATCGCCGTCTCGAACAAAGCTTTTCTGCTGCGTGTGCGCGGGACTTCCAACGTCACGCAAGAGCTTTGGCCGCTAGGCGTGAACGAAGTCACGCCGATCTATGATCTAGGCACGCGAGTCATCAAAGAATTCCAGGTGCAATGGGGTGGTCAGATCAAAATCTTTCCGATCGGCCCCGATGGCGACAGCGATGTGATCTATCTGCGCCGGCCGATGCTTCATCAGCAAACCGAGAGATCGCCCGGCGCGATCGCCGCCGCACCGGCGGAAGTGTTTACACGGGTCCTTCAGCGCGCGGCGGATATCGTGAGCAATAGTTCGAACATCACCGGTCTTTTGTCTACTGAAAGCGAATTGGCCAAAAAAGAAATTCAGGGGATCAAGGACAAGATCAACCAATTCAAGACCGGCGGTCGCGAGAGCGGCGGCACGATGGTCACTGCGAACGCAAAATGGAATCTCACGCGACTGTCAGAAGACCCCGGCGTAGCACTTAGCGTCGAGATCAAGGATTCGCTTGCTCGTGATGTGTGCATGACGTTCGGCGTTCCGACGCAACTCGTGGGACTTCCCGGTTCCGATACTTTTAACAATCTGGCGCAGGCGCGGGTCTCACTGCTAACCGAGACGATCCTACCGGGCTATATCGGTCTTTACGTTTCCGGTTTGAATCATGCACTGATGCGCAACGGTGCGGAGATTAGACCGGACATCGAACACATTCCATCAATGATTGCCTATCGCCAACAGTTGACCGAGTTTGCTTCCAAAGCAACGATGCTCACGATCAATGAGCAGCGCGCGCTGCTCGGCTATCCGCCATTCGAGGATGAACCGGACGATCCGATCAGCGAGAACTACGGAGTCGACGCGGACACGCCGGTGAAGTTGCTCGACCTGAAAGTGAAGATCGCGGCGATCTTGGCGCAAACCGGTGGCGTGACGAACCTGCTCGGCAGGACCCCAACGTGAAGCGGAAAGGCGCATTTGAGCGCTGGAAGGAAACGGGTTATCTGCCAGCCCCGCCAAAAGACATGACCACGCTTCGAATGATAATCAAAGAGAATGCGCCACCGATCGCGTGGGGCAAGCCCGATAGTCCCGTGCGCGAGTTGTGCGCCATTTGTCACGGCGCTCTGCCCGAAGTGCCGCTGATGATATGGGACGACACCGGACGGGGCGCTACGCTGTGTAACGCTTGCGTCGACAAGTGGATCACGATCGAGGGCACAAGTGCTGATCAACGTCACTCACGATCGTGAATTCCAACGCTTCCTCGATCGGCGCGAGCAGATGCTTCATGTCGAGATGATGCCGCTAATCCGCGCCGGCATTCGCCTGCAAGTCAGTCTAGGCGGCGTCGAGGCACACAACATTATGGCTCGACGCGGCAAGCAAATTCTGCTGCGGCACTACAAGCAAGTTTTTCGACAGGTCTATGGGCTCGTGCCGCCAATGACGAAGGCCGACAACGAAGGCATCATCGGCTTTATGGATCGCATGCTGGGCTATCTCGATGTTGAGGCAGGCACGCGCATTCAAAATATTTCGCAATCGCTCACGGATCAGATTCGCACGTTCATCATGGATGGCGTCGAGCGCGGCTTAGGCAACACCGCAATCGCCCGCGAGATTTTCGACGCGAGCGATGACATCTCGCGCAATCGTGCGGCAACGATCGCGCGCACCGAGACGCACGGCGCGGCGATGTGGGCGATGGACGAGACGATCGACGAAAAGGGAATTCCCATTCAAACGAAGACATGGTGGACGGCTGGCGACGCGCGTGTGCGGCCGAGTCATGCCGCGATGCATGGCGTCGAGATTCCGCGCGAAGACCTGTTCGAGCTTGACGGCGGTTCGATGATGTATCCGGGCGACGACTCGCAGGGCGCCGACGAAGGCGAACTAATCAACTGCCGCTGCTCGGTGCTCTACAACACCGGAGGCGAGCTATGAGTCCTTATGCAGACCCGCGCCGCGCGCCGGCACAGCAAGACTGGTGGCTCGAAATTGTTTCGGCCGACGCGAAGACGGTTAGCAAAAAAGGGCCGTTCCCATCACAATCAGGCGCGAGCGCTTGGATTGCTGCGAACGCCGGCAAGGACGAATACAAGGGCGCGATGTTTCACATCACGCGCAGCGAACCGCAGTATCGCGGACCGAGGCCGCCTAGCGGTCCGAAGCCTTCCACCGTGACGCACTAGCCGCCGACGTTTGCGCTCGGCGCTCGCCGATCGATCGCTCTTCCGCGAGGAACCGGTTACTTTCGATATAGCTTCGCGGCGGCCATCCTTGCTCTTCGATAATGCGCCGCACGACCGGCCGACTGATCGAAAAGTATCGCGCGATGCGCGCTTCCGGCCATCCTTCATAGTAGAGATGGCGAAAATCTTGCAGATCGTGGAAGACGATTTTTGCTCTCATGATTCAACGCGCTGAAACCTGCACCGACGGAGTCGACACGTCAAGAGCTTGGCCTGTTTGCAGATTTTGCTTTACCGCGCCGATTTTCTAGCTAATGTGATGCGCCATCGAGCGGTCGCGCCGGACCATCGAGCGAGAGGTCGCGCGCGATGGGCAATCGATATTCCGAGTTCGCCTGCGAATTCGAAGTTAAGTCCGAAGGCGAGAAAGCCGCAACGTTTAGCGGTGTCGCTTCGACCAACGATGTAGACTCTCATAACGACATCATCGTCGCCGGCGCGTTCGATCCGATCAAAACCAAGGTCACGCCGGACGGCACACTAATCCCCAACGTGATGATGCTGCGCGATCACGATCGCAGTCAGGTCATCGGTGGCTGGCGCTCCTTTAAGCAAGACGGGAATCATCTGCGCGTCGAAGGCGAGCTTACGCTCGAAGTCGCGCTTGCGCGCGAGACGCATGCCCTAATGAAAAAGGGTTATATCGGCGGTCTATCCGTCGGCTTCGGTGTCCGCAGCTTTGACGATATCCACATTGATGAAAAGACCGGCCGGCGCACGATCAAGAAAGGTGTGCTGCGCGAGGTTTCGATTGTCGGCTTTCCCGCGAATGAGCGCGCCCGCGTTCTCAACGTCAAGTCAGAACTCTTCGAGCGCTTGGGCGAAAGTGATTTGCTCGAATTGTTGGCCAAGCAGACCGGCGATTATCCGACAGACACCGAGGCGAACATCCGAGCATCGTGGACGAAATTTCAGGCAGCCGAGGAAGCGCTCGACAAGATCGGCGAGCGCATCATCGCGGCTTGGAAGACCAAGATCGATCCCAAAGGCCCACCGGGCGCAGAGCCCGAAGAGGCCAAGAGCAAACGCCGCGATCTGATCAAGGCGATTGACGACTTCGCACCGATCGATGCAGCGAGGATCAATAAAGATTTTCTCGCGACGATCTCAAAACTGAAAGGACACTTCCATGTCTGAGATGGCCGGCGCTGCCGAACTGGTGAAGGAACTCAAGATCGTTGGCGACAACATCATCAAGGCCGATGAAATCACCAAGGCCACGCTCGAAGACTTGAAAAAGTCGCTCGGGGCGCAGGATGGCCGCTTCGTGAAAATCGACGAAGCCGTGAAGTCGTTCGAAACGAAGCACGCGGGCTTGGAAACAACGATCAACGATCTGATGAAAAAGATCGGCCGACCCGGCATGCCGCTCGACGGCCCCGCCGATGAAGCCAAGCTTCGCAAGGCGGCGATCGAACTCTTGGAAGTGAAGCACGAAGACCGGCTGAAAAAGAAAGACCTAGAGCATCCATTCACGCCGACGGAAGATCAGATTAAGCAGGCAATCGCCTATCGCAAAGCATTGACGGCGGCATTCAACTCGCTCGATCACAAGACGCTGCCGGAAGACATACAGAAATCGCTCTCGGCATTCGCGTTCGGATCGAACGGCTTTATCATGCCGCCCGAGATGTCTAATCGGGTCGTGTCATGCGTCGTCGATCCGACTGATCTCGCCGGGCTCATGTCGAGCATGAACATTTCGAGCCCATCGGTGAAATTCCTAATCGACAATCAGCGCATGGCCGTGGCGGGTTGGGCCTGCGAAGCGTCGTGCTTCCACAACAATCCGCAACCTGATCTGCAAGACGGTCTCGGCGAAATGGAGATCAAGCCCGAGACGTTGCGCTATATCGTGTGTGCGTCG